TGCACCAGCGGTGACCGACAGGTTGTTCGGCGTCCAGTTATTGCCGTTGCCACTAGTGTCCTTCCCTAATGTGGTCGCGGTGGCTGCACTATTGTCCGCGAACTCAAGGTGGAAGCCGTTGGTGCCGTAGCTGCCACTGTATGCCTTGGGGTTCCACACGCCGGTGGTGGCGTCGGTTTCGCCAAAGCTGGTGGGGTCTAAGGCTTGGCCGTCGATGAAGTAGATGTCGGCAAGGTAGCCGTTGAAATAACCTGTTGACGGATTATCTGTTGCGATGCGATGAGCTACCGTATTACTAACTGAAGATTCCAAATTAAGACTTGGATCTGTTGAAGCTGAAAAAGCAGTAATGCGTTCTCCGTTGACATACAGACGCATACGATCGCCTGCAGTGGCATTTGAGGTATCCCAAACAAAAACTAAGTGATACCAAGCAGATGGATCCCTGAATAGCTGAGTGGTAACTTTTTGAGCAACAAAAGAACTACTAACTCTATAAAACCAATGAATTTGATCAGGACCAGCGGCGTTGAACTGAATGAGAACATCATCAGTGCCGGCGGTACCAGTTGCAAATAATGGGTTGTATGCACCAAGACCACTCCGTTTCACCCACCCCGCCCAAGTCCACGTTTTACGGTTACCAGCAGATGCAGGTGTGCGGCTTAAGTGAGCAGAATCACCGGAAGAGAAGCGTAGTGATCTACTAATGCCAGTTTCGGCAGGGGCTGCGTCTGCACCAAGTAATAAACTATTTCCTAAGATGCTCATTTCACGTCGTTAATCATGCGTGCGCTAATCCTAGTCGCACTTTCTACATAATACGCAATAATGTCAGTGCCTGACGCCGTTGTTGTAGCCGTTGGCGCACTGCCCCCAGGAAACTTCCAGCCGCTATAAGAAACAAGCCGACTTCCCGTGCCATCTTGCGTCAAAGTAATGGAACCAGTCTGTCCGGCAACCATGCCACTCGGAGTGGCTAAAGTTACGTTTCCGCTCAATGTGGCAGCAAAATTGTTCCCCAATGCGAGATCAATGGTTACAGTGCCGCTTCCTGCAATTGTCACCACTGCGCCGCGCTGACCAGCAGTAAAGCTTTGTGCAGCAGCTAATTGTGCATAGCCACTAATAGTTTGCCCGCTCGCAAACGTAATGGCACCAGTCATTGTGCCGCCGCTAGCCGGCAGATAACCATTAATCGTCTGACCGCTGGCAAAAGTGATCGTGCCCGTCATCGTGCCGCCGCTGGCCGGCAATGCGGCAGCAGCTAAGTCATAGGCAGTCTTAACGCCACTAGGCGTTGCAGCAGTAGTGGTCGATGTGGAAGAAACGCTATTGGTTAAAACAACCACGCCGCTCTGAGTGGTCGTAGCTGCTTGAATCTTGGTTCCTTCAATGGCAGCAGTGGGACTAATATTTGTATTGGTGATGGTGCCACTAGCGATCATTACGCCGCTAATTGTGGCCGTGTCTCCAGTGGTTATGACAGTTCCGCTTAAATTCGGGAAAAGAATGGTGCGATCTGCCGTAGGATCAACCACGTCAATGCGCGTTTCAAAGCCATTATCCGTGGAACCTTCAAAGAAAATGCCGCTTGATTGATAGCCCATTGTGATTGGGCCATTCATCGTGCCGCTTGCAACACTCAGCTTTTCATCGTCCAGTTCTTGAATGGCTGCCTGCACATTGGTGGCGCTTATCCTGCCATAAGGAGTGAAGCTGACATTGTTCGCCACCTGCGCGGTGATCGTATCGGAAACGTCAATAAGAGTCCAGTTGCTTCCGTTGGAAAGAATAATATCCGGAGGGTTAAGGCTTTCAGTGGGAGCCGGACTCGTTCCAGTGCCAGCTTCAGAAACAACCAAATAATATCTGTTATTAACAGCAGAGGCTGCGGGCAATGCCCCGCCAGCAGTTAGGCCAATAGCAGTACCCTCGGAAGTAACTGATCCAACTAAATTGGCGCTTGCATCGTAGGTGCCAGCAAAAACAATTTCACCAACTGAAATACCAATGGGCTGGAAAACGTTGCCGTCCCAAAGGAATAAATCTCGGGACAATGGATTAAAGAAGAACTGTCCAATATGATCTGCAACTGGTTGTGTCTCGCCAAACTTGCTAACTGCATAGTTGGCAAGTTTTGTTCCAGTGATGGCATTAGTGCCAATACGAGCCACGTCTAAAGTGCCAGCCGTCAGCAATGCAGCACTATGGTTCGGCAGATCGCTATCGGCTAATACGTCGCCAGTTGTAATGTGGCCTTGGGCGTCAATAGTAACCTTCGTATAGGTGCCAGGCGTTGCTGTGTTGCTGTGATCTAAAGTGCCGCTTCCATCAACTTCCAAGCCGGTTCCAGGAAGGACTGCCCCTTTGGTTGAAACGGTTGCAGCAGGAAGATCGCTGCTAATGATTGCCCTGCTTGCGTTGACAAGTCCTTTTGACGTGTGAGTGACTAAAACGTAAGAAGCACTTGCACTAACGTCATTGTCAATTTCTAATTGCGTGCCATCAACCCTAAGGCCCTCACCATTGATGCTTACGCCACCCTTGGCAGACGTTGTAGGCGAAGGAAGATCGTCACCAGCAATGATGCGATACGAAGGGCTGCCAGAGTTGGCAGTGGGGCCGGCTAAAAACTGAGCAGCAGCAGACGTATTATCTAACGATGGAACAAGAGTGACGGTATCTCCAGACGTGGTGGCCGTAATATTTAAAACGCCCGAAGAATCTCCAGAAATAGTATTAATGGATCCTGCTGCCTTGAAACTCACCCAGCTACTACCATCCCAAATAGAGGCTTTGTTGTTGGTAGTTAGTAATGCAAATTGACCGGCGTATCCACCAGATCCAGGCAGCGAAGTGACTAAATCAACAATCGTTTCGTCTGCAATTTTTGCTGCAGTAATGGCATCATTGGCAATTGCAGCAGTGCCAACAGCTCCAGATGCCAATGCAACAGAAGTGACTTCGCCTCCGCTAAATGTAATTTTTGAACCAGCGATGGTTCCACTAGGCAGCAGAGCAATGCCATATTGAGTGAAGCCACTTACTGCAATCTTCTTCGTTTCGCTTGCAGATACATCTACCAGCGGAAGAAGGTCGCCACCTGCTAAATCGACCCCAGAAAGACTATTTAGTTCAGAAATCCTAAGGTCTGCCATTTTAAAAAAACTTTGTTAATCAACAGCTTCTTGCAACAGTCTAGCCGTCACGTCCTGTTCAAGCAGGATATCATCTGTATTCTCTTGAAGGATCTTATTAATTGGGATGGTTTTAGCCCTTAAGCGAATGGCTCCAGTGGTTACAAAATCAATCACAATTGTCACATAGTCCTCTGCTGCATAACTAACGCCCGCCTGAGTGACAATTCCATCAATTTCATACCAAAGCTCATCATCTGCCGCTGTACCAATTGAATAATCTCCAGCAGTTTTGATGTAAAATTTGGCCGAAAAACCACTTCCAATTTCTGTTCGCAATGCAAGTTGCATCAAATAATGCACTGTCTCCGCAGGATTTCCATCTATTTCAGTGGGGAGGTATTCCCAAATGGCACGCAAGTTGCCACTTCCAGAGATCAAACTGGACTGGCTATTCCTAAATTCCTCCCCCAATGCAGTGGTGTCAACAGTTTCTCTGTTGGTATTTAGCTCAAAAGACGTGCATTGCGCCAGTAAATGCGGCACGCTATTGACAATCCTTACTGAAATAGGAATATTGCTGGCAATACTGCTTAATGCAATGGCATTTGCCGAAAGCCCTTCCAATGCAGCATCAAATGTGGGAAACAAACGAATGCCGCCAAGCTCATCCACGTGAATGTACCAAGACCCGGCAGATTGCTGTTGGTTGTTTCCCCATCCAGCGGATGCCACGAAAGACAAAATGCTGCCATCAGTTGAGCGAATTTCTAATTGATCTCCACTATGAAGAAGTCCAATGTCAAAATCAAAACTAAAACGCTTTTTAGCAGTATTAACGTCCGATGGATTGACAACAGAATATTTAAGCCCATCAAATGATTGGCGCTTAAGCTCTACTTCCCCGAACCTGCCTAAATAAACGCTCATTAGATGGTTACCGTCGTAGGAGCACCAGTCACCTGGAAATTAATATCGGCCTTGGTAATTTCGCCTACTGATGCGCCAATAGACACGCTTGTAATGTAAACAGTAAAAGTCATATCCTTGTTTGTCGCTCCATCGCTAAGTCGCAGCGTAAGGCTTGCCGTGTCCGAAGCTGCCACGCCAGATGTTTTGACAACCTTGCGCAGCAACGTACTTGCATCATTTCGTCCGGCATCGTCTGAATAGTACAGCAAATTTGCGCTGCCATTAAACCCTTGAATGCCAGGCGTATATGTTTTCTGATCGTCGCCTAGTGTTGTTGTTTCCAACACTTCCAATTCGCCTTGAAGCGACCATGAAGCCACTTTCACCAAGACTGTTCCATCTAGGAGCAAGCTGCCATCTCTACCAGTGTAAGTCTTAGCCATGGTGCGCCTTCAATATTAATAGTCTACAAAACTCCAATCAATTGTACTTGTACTGAGCTAATTCCTGGCTTAATTGAAGTAATTTGTGGCGCTTCTGAATATCGCCATGCATTGCCATTGGTCACGTCAATTGTCGCAGTGGCTCCAGTCCATCCAGTTTTTACGATGGAGGGAAGAGTGAAAGTGCTAAAACTGCCGTTCATTTCATCGTAGTGATCAATAAATGCTTGGGCATCGCTGTCAGTAATATTGTCATAGCCAAGTTCTAAGGTCATCCCCGTTCTTTGGTTGCCATATAAAATTCTTATTTCAGCTCCAGATTGAGCCTTAAAAGTTTTAACGGGATAATCTCCAGCGTTAAAAGCTCTGTTACTTGGAACCAATGAAGGGAAAGCCATTAAATGTCCACTGCAAATGTGTCGGCATTAGTAACGTCTAATGCTATACGGCTTATTCCATTATTATCGCAAGGAAATTCCATTGCCGTCACTTCAACAGTATTATCTTCGCCAAGGCTAAGTTGTTCCACTTGGTAAATGTTTTGAGAAATAGTGGTATCCGTGATAGTAAACAAACTATCATGCAACGTGGCATCAGGCACAATTCCGCCACTTACTGTCATTGTGCCGCTAAATACGTCGTCTGAGCCAGCTTTGTAATACAAAATATTGTATTGACCATCAATGATATTAGACACGCTGACAATAGTGCCATCACTGTCAATGGTGCCGTTCTTAGCAGAGCTATAAGGATTGGACTCCGTAATCACACGAATATAATCACCAGGAGCCAGGCTAATTCCAAATGGCGTGGTCTTAAATTTGACCACGTGAGTGATACGCTTTCGCAAGCTTAAGAAATATCTTCCGACCAGCTCAGCATGATGACGAGTGGTGCAAAATTGTGTGAGATCAAAGCTTTCAATGGGACTGTCAATTGCCCCTTCATCTTTCCATCGAACAATAATATTTCTTTCCTGAGGAAGCTGGTTTTTAACTTCTTCGCGATATCGGATGACGGCCTGAAAATCTTTGCGCTCCTCTGCTGATAAATATTGAAGCTCAAAGGTGTCCTCCAAAATATTGCCGGCAGTGAAAAGTTGCTTAATTACCACTGGTTGCGTAGAAATATCTCCTCCAGAAGTTGTTGGCAATGCAGGCTGAAGGCTAAACTTGCCATCAGCAATAACAGAATTACACAACATATAAGGAGCTATTTCAGAAATATATTGGCGCACATTGGCTGCATTGGATATAGCGCCATTGAAATATATTTTGTTTTGCTTTAGGAACTTTGCCGTTTTAATAAAATCGTCAGTGTTAACTAAAGGAGCATTTGTTCTGCTCATGTTTAGCGCATTGCCAACGCCAGCAATATTATCAGTTAGCAAATAATAAACCAAATCGCAAAATAGATTGCTTGGCGCAACAGTTGCGCTTTCGTCAGGGTGGAAACGACGCACTGGGATGCCATTTGGCAGCCAAATACGCAATTGATCGATGGAGGAAAAATTGCGGCTAGCTTTCAACGCTAGTCCGCAAATTGTCATGTTGTCATATTCTGGCTTAAATGAATTACTGGTTAATTCGTTTACATAGGAAATGACGTGTTCCGGGCCATTTTCGTTTGATTTTTCAACAAGATTGCCATAAAAACTAACGTCCGCGTATTGACTTTGGTGCTCAAAAATTCGATCAGCAGTGAAGAGGCCGGGATCAATTTGTATTTCGGCCATGCTGTTGACAATGAACTCGGCCCCGACAATTGAATTGGCCTGTCTAAACGGATTGGAGCCGCTAACAGTATAATTTTCTGTAAATTTATCGCCAATATTCCAATTGGTAGTGGTGCCAGTGGCATCCTGAAACACTTTTATGGCACGTATTCCCCAGAATTTATTTAAACCTGTCCAATGGTTGGGAATGTCTTCAACCACTGCATCGATGAAGATGCGAATAGATTTGTCGCCAGACGTATAGTCAATAGTTGCGGTTTTGAGAAAGCCATAATCATTGTCCCGCGCCGGTCCAAAGATCTCCTCATACAAGGCTTGCGCTCGGCCTTGAGGAGAAGCGCCAGTGCTTGTAATTTGATGCTGCTCCCCAACGGCTGTGAGCGTACCTGTGCTGGTGTTTCTGAAAGGGTTGGAGCCGCTAATGCTGACAGTAGTATTGAACGTGCTATACCCGCCCCAGTTGCTTGAAGAAGCGTGAATGGTGCGCTCTAAAATCGACCAATAATAAGTTTGACCACTAAAGTGACCAGCAGGTAGTGCAGCCTTTTGATAACGATAATTAATTTCAATCCATCGATTGCCAATTACATGCCTGTAAATTTTGGTTGCAATTCCTCCTTCAGGCATGGGAGAATTATTGGCCGAGCCAAAAAGCTCATACGTAAAGCTTCCATTTCGGCCTTCCACATAATTACTTCCGGGCTCGGTGTAATAACCATTAACAGTAGTGGCTAAAACAATGGTGCCAGACGTATCTTCCGATGGAAGCAGAGTATTGATGGCCACGTCCTGAGGGAAAGTGCGCTGAGTGCGGGCATTTCCTAAAACTGGTTTACTGGTAAATTCAACGTTTTGCTGTATTTGATCTTTCCTAACTTTTGTGCCTACTGCCGTAACTTTAAAATTGCCATATCCAGGGACAGTATAAGTTTCACTAAGAATGCTTCTTTCAGCACTATTACCAACTGAAGCGCCGGAATTTAGTTGCCAAAAAATAGCATCATTAGGAGAATGCCTGCCTACGTCAGCACCATTTTTAGGAATAAATTTAAATTCATACTGACGCTTTTCCGCATGCTGAATGCGAATGAAATTGTATTGGTCTACTGGCTGATTTCCAACAACAGCAAACTGTTCTCCTAATGGCTGCCACGTATATGCCTGCCCACTAGCATCTAAGCCGGCAGGACGTAAGAAAATAGTGAACAATGATGCACGACGAATATAGGAATTAACAGTGCCAGATTGAACAGTTACTTTTTGGCCATCAAGATCAATAAGCTCTCCAGGCGTTGGTATTGATTGAAAATTGCATAATCCATTTAAGCGTTGAAAAACTTTACTCTTGAGGCCAATTTCAGTAACTTCGCAAGGGCGCGTATTTCTAACAACACCAAAAGAAACTTTCATTAATGGGAAGAAAGCAGCCCCAAAACCATTGAAGCCAGCTTGAGGCGGAACGTCGTCCCAAAGATAATCTTTTGTCAGCATTTCTTCCGCAATAATGCCAATGCGATTGTCAGCCGGTGCATTAATATCAATGCACTTTAAAGTGATTTTTTGATCTTCCGTTGTACCAGCTTTCCATTGCGCCAAGCTTCGCCCCGTAACTTGCCAAGTGGTTCTGGCAATCATAAAAATCTCGCCAATTTGCAATGCATCATCGGCAGTAATACATTCTTCATCAATGGCACTATTAATGTCATTGATTTTTACATTGGGAATATAAAAGTCTTCGGGAATACGCTTGGAGGAAATTGTGAAAGTGATAATGTCATCAACCGCCACTGGCCGCTCTTCCGAGCCAACAGACGCCGATACTGTGTAATTATTATGCGCTGTAATTCCCATGCGACGACTATAGTGTCGTCCGGTTCCTTTCATACCAAGCCTTCTTACGTCCGGGAATCTGCCACCATCATCCACACCACGCTCAATGCCGGTTCCATTGTCATCACCGGCAATTTTGATACGCTCATACGTGGAAACTTCACCAGGGTCGTCACGCTGGTTTAACAAAGATGGAATGGAAATTACACGCCAATTAACGCGATAAGGAGTGCCATTGGGAATGGCTGAATAACAACCAAACTCTTGGTTGTTGGTTAATGAATGTGCAGCAGAAAAACCATAATCGTTTAAAGTGCGTGCTGTCGGACATGAGAAAATGTCATTGTCAGTTTCCGGATCGCCAGAAGCTAAACTTCCCCGCGTGCCATATCCGGGCAATAAATTCGCAGCCTGAATACGCTTGAATCCGGAAATAGTTGTATTTCTTTTCCAATAAAAAGCAAATAGATTTTGATAAATGGCGTCTAATGCGCCATTGCCAACAAAGATGCCACTCAAATCAGGATTGTCTAATCCTTGAGGAGTTTGGCCCGCGTCAACGCCTTGCTCTCCTACAACAAACATGAGTTTCACGCCTTGTTGAGTGCCATAACTAAACATTCGACTCCAAACAAGACGAGGCGAAACCAAGATGCCTCCAGAATTATCTGTGTATTTACCAAAGATGACGGGAATAGGATCGCCATAATTGGCGAGCTCCACCCGGGTATCAAAGCCATATGTTGGAACAAAACGAGTTCCGCCAGTAATGCTCTCAAGTTGAGTTTGTGTGACAGTTTCTGCCGCCGGCGCCGCCTTGGGCTTAGGCATCAGCAGAA